TTTGAAGAATTCTCCGGCAAATTCCATATACTTATGGTTGTGTAATACAGACCTTAAAAAATGCGTACCTGATCTAGGCGTGCTTACTATCGCGCATTTTTTAGGTTTCATCTTATGATAAATTTTGTCCTATTACAAAACATTGGGGTACTAAGTCTTCTGCAAACAAAATACCATACACATCAATAGCATTGTTAGCCTCTGTTAGCGTTGGCACAGTTCCTCCCGGCCATATAGCTGTTTTTGAAGCTCCATTTACAGTTATACTGTCCCATCCATCATCTGAATCCAAATCTCTATGGGCGGTATGCTGTTTGACTCTTAGTATGATTCTTTGTCCTTTGACAACTTCTGTAAATGCAAATCCGCTCACATTTCCATCACCCAAAGTTAGCTCGTGATAGTTTCCATCACCACAATTTATAGTTATGGAACCAGTAGCAGTTTGCGTCTCTGGTTTTTGATAGATTCCCTTTTCAAATGTCACAGCACTTCCGGCGATGCTTAGTGTATCTGTGCCATCTTCGTCATATTCTATCGTTGCGTCTTGGCCATTTCCAAATTGAATTTTTTTATCGTCAGCAATGTAAACATCACCCCATCCAACACTGGTAGTTCCCAAATCTGCTCCACCATTTGCATCAGCAACTACAGATGTTTCAGCCGTAAATGTATTTGTTCGTATACCTGATGTTCCATTGTCGATGGCTCCAAATCCAGAAGTAATAGAACCAGCATCTAAAGCTCCAACCTCTACAACATTTGCAACTGTTGTGATAGAAGCCTGTGTTCCTCCTGTTACAGTAGCGGCAGTGCCAGAAACGTTGCCTGTAACATCTCCAGTCAGATCGCCTACAAATGCAGTTGATGTAATAGATGTTGCACCTGTTACTACTCCAGCGTCTATGCTAATTGTACCGTCTAATAGAATGGCTGACCCAGAGGCAGGCTCAATATTAATTGCGGCCCCCGAATCTAATGTCAGAAGACCCGCCGAATTTATATCTACTGTCCCGTCAGCAGTGATTTCGATATTCGCAGCAGCGGCGTTGTCATCGGTGGTGACAATTGATAACGTACCGTTAGTTCCCACGGTGAAAACTGCGGTATCATCTGTGCTGCCAGTCATTGTTATGATCTTGCCATCTATGGCAACGTCGTCAACAGTAAGCGCGGTTAAAGTTCCCAAACCAGTAATATTAGACTGATTAGCAACAGCAACTAATCCTGCATTGGTTAAAGCTGCTGTGCTACCCATAGTAAGAGTACCAGCTATTGTTGTGGTTGACGCAGCTCCAGCTCCAATAGTGACATCAACTTCACCATCATCATCAGCTTGTCCAGCGATTAGTAGACCTTGAGTTAAAGTAGCATCATTTTCTGCTACATAGAACCTCAAAGAAGAAGCTTCAGAACCGTGTGCCGAATCTGTAATAATAGCATCTACGTATGCTAATCTTTCGTGTGTATTTTCAGCAGCATCAGTACCATAGAAAGATATTAACCCCATGATATCATTATCATCACCAGACGCACTATCTTTATTGAATCTTAATTCACCAGATGTAGCTCCAGCGTGGGTATTTGTGATATTAAGTATAGGCTCACTGGCGCTAGTAGAAGCTAATGATAAGGCACTAAACGTACCTGCGGCAGCGGAGGTAGCACCGATTGTAGTTCCATCAATAGCTCCGCCATCTATATTAACACTATCGTGAGCTTGAGTAGCAATGTCACCAAGACCAAGAGAAGCTCTTGCGGTCGCTCCACTTTCTGCCACCCAACCACTAGCACTTCCTACAATGAAATTGCCATCTGCACTACTTAGTCCAGCAATTGCAGCAAGGTCGGCATCATAAGCTTGTACATTGGTTCCGATTACAAGACCAAGGCTTGTAGGGGTAACATTTGAATTTAACAAGGTTGCTATAGACGTTAATCCAGTACCACCGTTTGCTACTTTTAAAGTGCCTGTTGATGAGCTAAAAGCAGCCAAAGCAACTGGGTCTGTGCTTCCATCTCCTACAATTATCTCTCCGTCTGCTAACACGGCCATTGCGGTAACAGCATCTGTGCCAGAACCTAAAAGAACACCACCATCAGTAAGAGACGTTGCTCCAGTACCACCTTTGGCGACAGTAACGGTGTCAGACAGGGTGCTTCCTGCCGCAGTTATAGTTATATCTCCCGAACCATCAAAGGCTACGCCGTTAATATCTACAGTAGCTGCTAATTTTGTTGCGGTAGCGGCGTTTCCAGTACA